ACTTAGTCACCCCTTTACACCTCAGTATGCCGGAATCATGAGGGAAAGTCATACGTTATGCACACCGTTTTCAGCGATTAAAAACTAGGGATGTGATATACTTAAGCCACTTAACGCGTGGAACGTTATGATTGATTGGCGCTCCCAAGGTTAACGATGTTGTTACTGCAGTCAGTTCTGAGAGGACTTATCTAATAATGAAGAATGGTACAGTAAAATGGTTCAATGCGGATAAAGGGTTTGGTTTTATTACGGGTGAAGACGGTACCGATGTCTTTGTTCATTTTTCAGCGATTCAAACTGATGGCTTTAAAACCTTAGATGAAGGTCAAAAAGTAACTTATGATGAAGAACAGGGCGATCGTGGCCCCCAAGCAACGAACGTTCAACCACAATAGTAACTGTTGGGCCGAACCATTATCATTAACTGGTTCGGTTTTTATTTGAAGTGACGGGTTGTCAGCTAAACAAGAAAGCTAAGTGGTCGGAATGGATTTTGTAGATGTTTACGGCATTAAGCATGAGAATTGTACGTTAGTTGCACCTGCGCGTGAATATCAGCGGGTCGTTATTTTTATGGACGCATTGGGCCGGCGCTTTGTTGCAATGGGACCGGATCCACAACCAACTAAATATGGAAGTAGTAGCCAACATTGGCATCAAGCACAGCCGAGTGCAGCTCCTGAAGGTTATTTCCATATTGATCAAGAATAACCCTAGCAATTGAGTTACTTAGCTACGCTGATGGTAAACATTAGATCGTTAGAAAAAGCCTCAGGGACGTCACACGCACTTTGCGTTGTGCTTCCTGAGGCTTTTTTGTAGGAATAAAAAAATCAGCTTTCACGGTGGATTATCACGGCGTGAAAACTGATTAGTGTGGTTATATGATGGGCAGTCAGGGGTTTGAACCCAACTGAAACATAAACGCTATTAAACCAGTGCTTATGCGGTGTTTCACGTGAAACTTTTTACCCTTGGCTTACCAATTGGCTTACTTTTACTATGAAGTGTTAAAATAACCCAGTTTCCTGCTAGAACTGGAAATGTTTTTTTTAACGTGGTCCACGTGGTCCGGTGGTCCAAACGCTGATATATCAACGCTTTAAAGGCCCCTTGACGTGGTCCATATGGTGGTCCAACGTGGTCCACTTGGTAAAAAGTGCCTGAATATGCCAAGTTTAAAAGCCTAAATAATTGGCTAACTTATTGGCCGCCTGTTGATTTTGGCCCTTAGTGACGTGTGTGTAAACATTTAGGGTTGTTGCAACGTCCTCATGGCCTAATCGGGTTTGTACTTCTTTAATGGTGGCACCAGCGGCAAACAAAGCGGAGGCGTGACTGTGTCGAAAGCCATGTACGGTAATACTAGGGGTTAGGTGGTAATCAGTGATGATCCGCTTTAACCACTTACCCGGAGTATTAAGCGATTTAAAACCGTTCTTAGTGTTAGCAAAAACTAACTGATCCGGCTGTAACGTATTAAAACCTAAAAACAAATAATATTCACGTTGCTGTTTATGCCAGCGTTGTAATATTTCTACCGTCGTATTGTCTAAGCTGACAGTGCGGCGGCCTTTTTTTGTCTTAGGGGCTTGAATAATCTGCTTGCCGCGTTTCCCTTGGGTGAGCGTTTTATTAACCCGCAAGGTCTTATGGACAAAGTCAATATCTTGCCATGTCAGGGCTAAACACTCGCCACGTCGCACGCCCGCAAACGCTAGTACCCGGAAGAGGCAATACTTTTCGGGCTCTTTTTGCTGGTCAATGCACTTGAAGAACGTCTTTAGTTGATCGCGATCCCAGAAGTTGTCGGGCTTATCACCCCAACTATCAGGCTTAACTGGCATTGTAATCATTCTAGCTGGATTATGTGTGATATAGCCGTGTTTTAAGCCGTATTCAAAGACTGCTACCAGATAATTGTACCAACGCTTGTAATTGTACGTGACTTCTTTAAACCACAGATTAACAGCACGCTGGCACTGGTTGACGGTGATGGTTCGCAACCGCTTGTTACCAAACAACGGCAAGATGTGATTATCGAACATGCCAGCAGTCCGTGCCCAAGTGCTTTCACGAACGGTATTAATATACTGGTCGTACCATTCGTGATAAACGTCAACGAAAAGAATATTGTTATCAACTGGTAAAACCGGTTCTTGCTGTAACTCTACTTCAATTCTGGATAAAGCAATACGGGCAGCGCTTTTTGATTTAAAACCCCGCCGCCGGGTTGATTTCTTTTTACCAGTTTGAGGATCAACACCTAAATAAACTTGAAACTGATAACGGGTATTCCCGTCCTTGTCCTGATACTTCTTGATTGTTGCCATTTATAATTTCCTCCATAACGTACCGTGCGGGGGCAGTGTTATGTATGGAATTAGAATGGTAATTCGCCAAAATCATCAACGTTTAATAGATCAGACTTGAAGTCTGTGTCTAATATTAGATTTTTTGGCGATAATGAGAATGAGACATCTTCGTATGCTAATCTTTCGTTTAAGGATTCACTTATAGCTTGGGCTAAATTATTTTTCAGTTGATCCCACACAATCGAACGAAAACCGGGCGTAATTTTTTTGTGCCAAAAATCTGCAAAGCCGGCACTTTCATTCTCGTCTCTTGTTAAAAGAATAGGAATATCAGTGCCAACAGATCCGTTACCATTAGAGCCCAAATATCCAAAAATTTTGCTTTGGGTACTGACGTTATTTACTTTGATATAGATATCAAATTTGATGTCTTCATCCCTTAAATGAACTGTATCTCGAGTCACGTCTGTGAAGAGAGCTTCGTTTTTAGTGATTGTAATGTCAAAATCAATATTGAATGGAAGATATTCAAAAAAATCTGTTGGTTCAATATGCAAAAATTGGCACAAAGTATCTACTGTTTCAAGCTGTATCATTTTACCAGTATTTGATGCAGTAGCTGTAATTGTGTTTCGGGATAAATTCGGTAGCTGTGCAGCTACTCGACTAATTTTTAAGTCTCTTTCAGCCAACAATTCAGCTAATCTATTTCTAATCATTTATAAACCTCCCTCATCTAAATTACCAATATTATAACCATTATGACTATAAAAATCAAAAAATGACAACAAAAGTTGTCTTTTTTAGTTGACACTAATCATAACTGTCTATATACTGGTTTTTGTACAAAAATGACAAGTATTGTTGTCAAAAAACAAAAAAGGAATGAGCGCTCATGAAAGATGATAACAAACGATACTTAACTATTTCTCAAGCCATGCATTATTTCAATATTAAATCACGTAATACCTTGAAGAAAAATTTCATTGCCAAGGGCTTACCAGTTGTAATTATCAATGGTACTAAACGCATTGATCAAGTGGACGCAGACAAGTTCATGGAGGCACATAAAGTTTAATTGCACCGTGCGGGGGCAGAACAAATTTAAGGAGGTGATTTCATGATAGCAATAGCAATCTTATGGGTGATCAAGTTTATGATTGTGTCGTTTGTCGGCAACGTGGTGGTTAAGTTAATTAAGAACCCACGTCGGTATTTTGGAATGTGAGGTCAGCCGCATGGGAAAGCATACAAAAAAAGACCTACTTTACTTTGCCGAGTAGTAGGTCGAATGGAGTTACTTCAAAATATGCTTTCCCTTATTCTAACACGTTAACACGGTTATATGAAGGGAATTTGTAATGAAGAAAACTAAAGATTTAGATGAACTAACGTTTGAGGCTGGATTACTCGTAACTTCAATAGGGGCTTTAGATGATTTTGTCTATGAATACTTCGTTAATAACAATATAGATTATTCCGAAAAATTGAGTGGACTAATCACTGTCATAAAGCAATATGCAGAAAATCACTATACAGATATTGATGAGCTTAATACGTTTGGCGGTGTTGAAAAATGAGAGAGTTCGCAACGCTCGATAAAGCAATTGAGCTGGTCCAACAAGGCTATGCGGTTTACCCACTGATTGAAAACACGAAGAAGCCACCTAAAGGGGTGGCGGGCTACCGAGCCGCAACTAGTGACCAGAATACCATCTTTGCATGGTTCAAAAATAACCCTACTTATAATTTAGGCTTGCGATTAGATTTATCGGATTTATTAGTTGTCGATATTGATATGCACGATCCAACTAAAAATGGTCGGGATAGCTTGGTACAACTATTTAAGCAAGGACAGACGTTGCCGAATGATACCTATATTGAACGGACGGCTAACGGCGGCGTACATTACTTTTTGAAATACACGGGTGCTAAGGTTCGCAAAATTGACGTTTGGCCCGGTATTGACTTGCTAAGTGACTTCACGGTGATTGCCCCAAGTGAGATTAACGGCAAACAATATAAACCTTTAGATAGCCGAACATTGGCTGATATTAAGCCAGCTCCTCAATGGTTAGTCGATAAGTTGACGGGGCAAAAAGTGAACTGGACGTCAGAACACGCCTATACCACACGCCAAAAGAAGTATACCGGTCGCTTGTTAGATGAAATGGTAACCGGGACAACCCAAGGCAATCGCAATGCTTGGTTAACTAAAATTGCTGGTCGAATGTTTGGTGTCGGTGCCAGTCCTAAGACGGTCTATAACATGCTGTCGGTGATTAATGATTCGTTCGTTGATCCGGCGCTGCCAAGCAAGGAAGTTAATGTTATTTTTCAATCCATTTTAAAACGAGAGAGTAAGGGGGTTCATTAATGGGCAAAGCAATGGATTTACCAGCAGAGACCCGAGAAGCGGCCAACAATGTTATCAAAATGCAACGTGACGCTGATTGGCAGAACGATTTCAAAAAGAATTCGGACGATGGAATTAAAACACAGTCTCTTTACAATATCCGCTTAATTATGGAACATGACGAAATGTTGAAAGGGCTAGTTGCATTTGACGAGTTCTCGGAACAAATTGTCAAAACACCACAAGCAGAAAATTCACTGTTCAAAAAAGGTTTTTGGAATGATAGTGATGACACGTTATTGAGAAGCTATATTGAAGATCATTACAACTTGTTATTCAGCAAGGAAAACATTACCGACGCAGTAGTTACAGAGGCACGCCGCAAGACAATCAATCCGGTTAAGGCTCGTATTGAAGCGGTAGAATGGGACGGCCAGCCACGTGCTGAACGTTATTTCATTGATTACTTAGGTGCCGAAGACAATCATTACACCCGCACCATCACTAAGAAATGGCTAACTGGTCTTATTGCCCGAGCCTATGTTCCCGGAGTTAAGTTTGAAATTGTCCCTATCTTAGAGGGAAGCCAAGGACTTGGCAAGAGTACGGCTGGTAAGAATCTATACCCGGATAAATTCAATGATTCGTTGAAAGGAATGGGTAAGCAGAAAGACGATTATCAACAGTTACAAGGTAGTTGGATTATTGAAGTTGCCGAGCTTTCCGCCATGAAGAAAACGGACATTGAGGGAATTAAAAATTTTATTAGTGCACAATCCGACACATATCGGAATAGTTATGGCCGCTATGCGTTACCGCACGCACGTAAATGCGTATTTATTGGCACAACTAACCAAACTGACTATTTAAAGGACGCGACCGGTGAACGGCGCTTCTATCCAATTAAATGTGGGGTCAACAAGGCCAAATTAGATGTATGGCACCCGGACGAGAATTACACGCTTCAAGTATTGGCGGAGGCCGCGTACTGGTTTAGGAATGGCGAACCGCTATATCTGGATCAGGCCACGACGAAAGAGGCTAAGGCGTATCAGATGGCTGCGGAAACTGTCGACCCTATGCGAGATGCCATCGAAGCGTTTTTAGCAATGGAAGTTCCCGCAGATTGGGAAAACATGAGTACCGGCTTAAAACAAAGCTATGTCAGTGACTACGGCCATCAATCTAAGTGGCTACAAGATCAAGTTAGTAATGAACGGAAACTACTCAATCAAACAACAACTCGGGAAATTATGGAAGTTGTCTTTCATAAAACAGTTGATCGTTATTTAACCGGGCGAACAAACTCGGAAGCTAAGCGAATCAAGTTGTTAATGGACAATATGGACGGTTGGAAAAGTCAACGAATTAGAATGAATGGCCAACGTCTACATGGGTATATGCGCGAAGTTTAATCAGAAATTTACCAAGTGGACCACGTTGGACCACCATATGGACCACGTCAAGGGGCCTTTAAAGCGTTGATATATCAGCGTTTGGACCGCCGGACCACGTGGACCACGTTAAAAAAAACATTTTCAATTCTAGGAGGAAACACGTATGAAATGGCAAGAAATGCAATTATTGAGAGACACAAAATATAGCAGTTCAGAAAATCTCAAAAAATTTGAAGACGTATTTAAGTTTGATAAATGTGCCGTGTATGAACGCCCACATAGTCTCGAAAAACTGTTAGCTGGTGAGCGTTCATACAATGCAGGCAATAAGTATGATACACCACCTTACCTTGGGGATTGGTTAGATCATGCCGAATTACAAAAGGTAAGTGGGACTACACGCATTGTTGCAATTGCTCATGATTATGGGCCGGCCGATAGCGTTCATAGCAAAATAGCGGAGCACGTCTTGTCGCTTGATTTAGTGGGCGTGATCTTTGATAGCAAAGTAGACTGGTATTATCCCGGCCAGTCTTCACTAGTAATGATTATGAACAAGGAAACATATAACTACTATTACTATGACCTGTTGGCAAATCATCATGTTGTTGATGTAGTTAAGAAGCAATATTTTAGAGAATAAAAGGAGTTTAAAATAATGAAAATTAAGATGGTACATGCTGATAATGTTGATGAACTTTTTTCAAGAGTTCGGGAAGTTGACAAATCACAAGATATTGACGATGAGTTGATAGGCACTAGCATTGATTTTATCAAAGTGAGTGATTCGAAAATGATCTATTGTGAAGCGTTGGTTTATAGGGCTGGTGATGACGATGAAGAACTATAATCTAAGCCGCCTAAATAAGCGGGTACAGTTTGGCGTTGAGAAAATGTCAGGGTTCAATCCTAACACTGGTGAAAACATTACTAAGTTCTCGCCGACTTTCTCGGTATGGTGTGGTGAGTATACGTTGACCATCAGTAACACTATTAGCCTTACTGGTACGACTGCGACAACCAACCAGCTAATTGCGGTGCGCCATGATGATCGGATCACGACGACCTTGGAAGCAATACTAGATGGGGTTATGTATCGCGTTGCTGGCGTTAGTTCTGATAGCGAACTGAATGCTTATGACGTGGTCACACTAACCAAGGTCAACGGCCATGGCTAAGCCAATGAAGCAATGTGAGCACCCAGGTTGTCGGACGTTGGTTGCCTATGACACACGCTATTGCGAGAAGCACCGCAAGGCAACTAACAAGTGGCGGTATCACAAACGCATGTACGATTCAGATGAGAGTAAGTACCAGCAGTTCTACAAGTCTTCGGCATGGCGCAAGTTGTCGCGGCGATTCCTAGAGAATAACCCAATCTGCGTGCAATGCTACCAAGATGGGGTGATCCGTAAAGCCGATGTTGTCGACCACGTTATTGAAATCAAAGACGATTGGTCACGTCGCTTAGATGAAAGTAACCTACAAGGTTTATGTTACCGACATCATAACCGGAAGACCAGACTGGCTAGAGAACAACGGGAACAATCAACTAAATAGTCAATTAGTGTCGTGCTTAAAGGTGCGGCGCTTTTTAGCTGAGCGGAATTTTCCGCTAAAGTGAATCAGACTGGCTAAGTTTAACTTAGGTAGTAGATCTGCGCAATACTGCGCTGAACTTTCAGCCGAGCTACTGAGTCGAAATTTTCGACCGAGTTAACTAACCCGCATTTTGCGTCTACGTTGCCAAAAGTGGCAATGGACTGCGCCGATTTTTCGGCCGAGTTAACAATTCAATTTGGCGGCCTAATTTTCGGCCACGAGACTAATTCAAAATAGCATGACAGCCCATAAACGTTGATATGGGGGGCCATGGCCGACCAAAAAGGAGCGGACAGCATACTTTTGTGTTTATAAAAGTCCCTTTTGAACTTTGAATTTTTGCTTATTTTACCGGATTGTGAAATATCACTACTTAATAATGCGAAATTTGAACAAATAACCAGTCAGGGGGTGACATGTAAATATAAACATGTCTTTAATTGCACTTTTTCAAAATATGTGCGATAATATAGATATAATAAACGAATTCTGGATATATGTATCAATCAGCCGCTATGGGTCTACCCGTGGGGGCTTTTTGGTACATAAATTTAAACGAAAGGAGTGCTCCAAATGAGCCAAAAAGTAAAAGCCTTAGCCAGTATGAAGAAACATTTAACCAATGATGAGCGTGATCAACGCAAGGACGCTGAACAGGCCTTGTTTGATTATCCGGCGCTTGATTTAACCCCGCCAGATTGGTTACATGATCGGGCCTTAACTGAATGGCAACGGGTAGTGCCTTACTTAAAGGCCAATACCCCAATTAGTGAACTTGACCGGGCGATGTTAGCCAGTTATTGCCGCGCTTATGCCACAGTACAGACTTGTGAGAATGATATTCGTAAGAACGGGCTGGTACAAACTAATCAAGAGACTGGCGTACGTAAGCCGAACCCTTACGTTGCCTTGCAGTCACAAGCGATGAAAGATTTAAAAGCCTTAGCCAATGATTTAGGCATGTCGCTATCGAGCCGGGCCCGCATGGAATTAAACAAGCAGAAAGGTGAGACACCCGAAGATACTTTCGAGGCGATGTTGTCATGATTGAATATGTTGACCAAGTTTTATCGGGCCAAGTGTTGGCTGGTCAAAAGATTAAATGGGCGTGTGAGCGATTTAAACGCGATTTACGCCGTTCTAAAGACGACAGCTTCCCGTTCTACTATGACGAAGCCCAAGCGGCACAGGCGGTTAAATTTATCGAATTAATGCCGAAGACTGACGGTAGCCAACTCACCATGCAACCCTTTCAAAAATGGCTTATTAGTGAGTTGTATGGCTGGCGTGAAAAAGCAACCGGTAATCGGCGCTACGATCGAGCATTTATTAGTATGGCACGGAAGAACGGTAAAACCTATCTGGCTTCTAGTATGGCCGCTAATGGCCTTTTAAGAGAACGTCAGCCTGCCCGCAACCGACAGGTATTATTCGTTAGCAACGCCCTTAAACAAGCTAAATTAGGCTATGACATGTTATCAAGTGGTCTACGGCAAGTCCGTAAGCAATCGAGGTACATGCGGCAACGCATTAAGGTACAGAAACAAGCCATTACTGACTTAGAAACTGATTCGCAAGCCTTGGCCCTTGCCAGTGATACCAGTACGCTTGATGGTTATGCCGGGACTACCGTTATTTTAGATGAATGGCACGAAGCTAAAGACCGCAAGGTGTACAACGTCTTAAAGTCCGGCCAAACACAAGAAGATAATTCATTGCTGGCAGTGATTTCCACCTCGGGCCTTAACCTCAATGTCCCAATGCACGCCGAGTATGACATGCTGACGGACGTTTTAAAGGGTAAAACCGAAGCCGATCGTTACTTTGTAGCAATATGGGAACTGGACGACCGCGAAGAAGTTTACGATCAAGCTAATTGGATCAAGGCCAACCCATTATTCAGTGAACCACACGTTAAACAACGCATGACGGAAAAGATTCAGGCCGACGTTGACCTTGCCATTAAGCAAAACAATCTAATCCCGGTGCTGGTTAAGAACTTCAATATGTGGTTGCAAGCCAGTGAGGACAGTTATATTTCAGCAGACGATTGGGCCGCTGGTAAATTGGCCAAGGTACCCGACTTACATAATCGTGACGCCTATATTGGCATTGATTTATCAAAAAGTAATGACTTGACCGCGGTTAGTTGGTTGATACCAATTGGCAACGGTCAGTTTTATTGTGATAGTCATTCGTTTGTGGGCACTAAGTACGGCCTTGATTCTAAGATTAAACGTGATGGCATTGATTACCGGTCAATGGAGCGGGCGGGTGAGTGTAGTATTACCCGCCTTGAAAGTGGTGTGATAGATTATGATGAGCTGTTCGATTACGTGCAAAAATTGGTCGGTCAATATAACTGGAAAGTAAAAGCCATCGCGTATGACCCATATAACGCTCAAACATTGATTACTAAGTTTGAAAAACTCAATTATCCATTGTTTGAAGTGCGGCAAGGAACCAAGACTTTGAATATTCCAACTCGTAATTTTCGTGATCAGCTTTACGATGACAAGATTAAACATAACGGCAACAAGATTCTCGCTTATGCGGTCAATAACACCATCTTGAAAGTATTAAACAATGGCTGGCAACTGGATAAAGCCCGAAATAGTAATCGGATTGACCCGATTGCGGCGTTGATTAACGCGTTTGTAGCGGGTATGGACTATTACCAAGAAAGTGAGGATCAACAACATGCAGAAGATTACTACAAAACAGCGACTGCGGCAGATTTGTTCTGATTATGTGCAAACGATCTTGTTGGTGATTGGGTTAATCTGCTTAGTAATTGGTTTTGGTTGCTGGATCAGTTGGCAAGCGGGGTTAATATTGGCTGGTATAGCCATGATTCTACTGGCCTTGCTGATTAATTATGAAAAGCAAAGAGGTGATTAAATGAGTTTCTTCGTTAAAAGCAGTACCACCAGCGGCACACATGATCCGATGGCTGACGCTTTGGTTAGTTTATCAAGCAATGACCCGTATACGTTTGTGAGTGCGGCGGTGTTGCGTAATAGTGACATTTACGCGGCGATTAACATTATTGCAAGTGATATTGCCAGCAATCCGATCGTTTGCGATACGGCCATCTTTAATACGATGATTAATCAGACCCCCAATAGCCAAATGGACGGCTACCATTTCAAATATGCATTGGCGGCCAACCTGTTACTCAGTGGTAATAGTTTTGCAGAGATTTTGCCTAATCACACGCTTAAATTTGTGCAAAATAACCAAATAACAGTTGAGCAAGACGATGTCAGCGGAGCGTTAACCTACACCTATACCTCGATTGGTGGTAACAGTCGTCAGATCGCGCCTAATAACATTTTACATTTTAAATATTTCACCAAAGACGGCGTATCAGGAATTAGTCCTCTATATGCCCTCAAAGATGAGCGCCAGATTCAGTCGGCCGGCAATAAATTGCTAACCGGCTTTTTTACTGCTGGCGTGCATGGCACCACGATTATTAAAGTCCATCAATCTGATTTAGGGCCGGAAGCCAAGGGCAATATTCGCAACCAGTTTGATGAAGCCAATACGGGTGACAACGCGATCAACACGATTGTGACCGATGACACGATGGACATTAGCAACTTATCCTTAAATACCGATGTATTAAAGCTAGTCAATTCGAATGACTGGACGACCCGACAAATTGCTAAAGCTTTTGGCTTACCACCGGAGCGCTTAGGGGTTGAGAACGATCATTCTAACCAAGAGCAAAGTGGCGTGCAGTATCTTCAAGGCACGTTGCAACATTACTTTGACAGCTTTACCAGTGAGCTATCATTCAAGCTTGGCCATGACTTCACGTTTAATACGGACAAGTTATTGAGCCTTGACCCGCAAACCCAGCAAGCCCAAGCCGTGGCCGGCTATACGGGCGGTATTATGAGCCGCAATGAAGCGCGGGCCAAGATTGGCTTACCAACAACTGACGATGGCGATATTTTCCTAAACTTACAAAAGAATGGAGTGAATACGAGTGAAGAATAAGCAACGATTTACCTTGGCAGCTGAACTGAAAGCCGAAAAACGCGACGCCGTCCCAACCGAACCCGAAAATCAGGATCAGTCTAACCCCGGTGAACCAGCCACACAAGCCCAACAAGTTGACGGCAAGCCGATTATTTCTGGTTATGCCGTGGTGTTTAATAGTCCATCATTGAAAATGAGTACGAATGATGGCACCGAATTTGTTGAAATGATTGATCCCGCCGCCCTTGATGGCTTGGACTTATCAAAATTAGTGCTATTGAATAGTCATAATTGGGCGCAACCGTTAGCCCGGGCCGACAACGGCACCCTCACCACGAGCGTTGATGATACGGGTTTAAAGTTTACGGCGGAGCTAGACCCTAGCGTTAGTTATGCGATGGATACGTATAACAATATTAAAAATGGGGTAATCGGTGGGTGCTCGTTTACCTTTGATTTAGACAATGGCGATGATACTTGGACGCAAGATACTGCGAGCGGTCAAGTTACCCGGACGGTCAATCATATCAAAGACTTATACGAATTAACGACTACGGCTATTCCAAGTTATGGACAGTCGAGTGTTCAGCAAGTGATTCAAATTGAAAGTCGTAGTTACGAAAAATTTATTAACCAAGAAAAGGAGCCTAACAACATGGCAAAACAAACAATTATTGATCCCAATAACAATGACAATGGTAACGAAAGCAAAACCGGTATTCCCGCCTTTGAGCAATATGTACGGACACACGGGGAAACGCGGGACGGTTTAAAGACTGACGGTGCTAGTGCGGTTATTCCTAAGGAACTGATTACCCCCGTTTTCCAATTAAAGCAATCCAATTACAACCTCGCCCAATATGCAACAGTTAAACAGGTTTCTAGTGGTTCCGGGACTTATCCAATTGCCACCAGCCAACAATCTGCGGTACTGGCTACTAAGGACGAATTAGCCGACATTGCCGACGTTGACGCGAACATGTTTACGGAAGTGCCATTTGATGTGAAGACCCGGGCGGGTAAGATTGCCTTATCTAACGAAGTAGTAGAAGACGCCGAAGTAGATATTGTCAGCGAAGTTAAAACACAATTACAACAATTGGTTGATAACACGGACAACACGCAAATTATGGGACTGTTAACGGGTAGCAACTTTACTAAAGCAACGGCCACCAGTATTGATGATCTTAAAAAGATTTTCAACGTGACGTTAGATCCCGCCTTGAGCAAAATGTGGCTAGTGAACCAATCCGGGTTCAATTACCTTGATACCTTGAAAGATTCCGAGGGTCGTTACTTATTACAGTCAAACCCAACGGCACCCAGTGGTTTCACCTTGTTAGGGGCACCAGTCGTCATGATTAGTGACAAATTACTGGCTAACAACGCCGACGGGACGTTCCCAATGATTGCGGGGGACTTATCACAAGCCGTGGCTGTTTTCCGGCGCAACCAAGTAACCGCCCAGTGGGACAAGTTCGACCAGTTTAGCCAAGGGCTTTCCGTCATTGTGCGGAATGATTATGAAGTGATTGATAAGACCGCTGTAATCAACGTGGCATTAGGAACCGCAACTGCTGGTAAATAATCGTACCCACTTTTGGGGACGGCTATACAAGGGGGTGTCTATTTGGCACCCCTATACATAAATTAAAACTAAGGGAAAAAGGAGTGATTGCATGGCTGTAACCGTTGATGATATTAAACTAAGCCTAAGAATTGACGTAACCGAAGATGATCCAATGATTCAAAGCTATTTAGACGCCGCCAAGGACTATGTGCAGACGGCTGTTAGCAAGAATGAAGATTTGACTGTCTACAAACAGTACGATTTTGCGGTGTCCTTGCTGGCACAATTCTGGTATCAAAACCGAGTAACCGATATGACAAAAACACCGTATCAAGTTGTCAGCATGATCCAGCAATTGCGTGGAAAGATTGGAAATTAGGTTTGACATATGAAATGATTGGTACTAGAGTTAATGTTGTAATTTGTCCTAATATTGCTTTCCCGTAATAACGGCGATTATCATATTCCAAATGGGAGGCTCTACCCCGGGCCTCTTTTTTTATACATATATCTGGAATCAGAAAGTGTGATTCCAATGCGCCAAGATGTTAAGACGATTCGTAATTTATTAAAACAATATGCCAAACTAAAACGTGACTTGACGGTTTTCAATCAAGTTTCTAGCCCATCGTTCGATGGAGTATCAAGCTATAGCAACCGAAACGGCACTGAAAGCCGACTGATAAACCATGTTGACCTGTCTTACCAGCTAAAAGAAGTCGAAGACGCCCTAAATGCAATTGATGATCCACAATATCAATTTATTTTACATGATTACGTTATTGAGAAACGTTTCACCCGCAATGAAGCTTGTAACCAATTATCGGTTAGTGTTAGCAAGTTCAATTATTTGAAAAATGGAGCGTTACAAACTTTTGCCAAATTGTATGGAGATGCGATGGGTTGAAAGCCTATTATTATCAAAAATTAAGCGACTTTACTGTATAATTGACAATATGCAGTTAAATATTTACTGGAGTGTCCTTGTAAATGAGTTATTTCATTAAAAAATGGTTTTTCGAAGTTACTGTAAATATTACATTGTTGATTGTTCCGGCATATTTGATAACGTGTAGCATATTCCAATATGGCCGCATGACTTTCAGCTTGTCTATGCCGGTGACTGTTTATGGGCTAAATTTATTAGCGTTTAACTTTATGATTCTGTCAGTATTTGACTTTATTCAGTGGCCGTTTGATTATAATGAACCCAAAACTATAAAAAGGGTAACTTTCGCGACACACGTCACTGTCGCAACCATTGCCCTGATAATAAGTATTAGACTAATGGCCTAA